ATAATTGAGTGTGGAGACTATGGGCAAAGGCTCTCGGAGAGAAGGCAACAATCGATAATATCGAAGCTGATAGGATAGCCATGATAAGGACATCACTCGTGGTCCTAAACATCATAACAAATCTTTTCATTATAAGTGGTGTTATATATACCATTTTTCTAAAGTAGGGAGACACTGGAAAATAATGGAAATCATTGAATGAAAAGTCTAATTTTGGAAATTTGTGATGAAACTGTGGAACTATTAGACACCAAGTCTATTAGAGATGATCCTTTTTTTTTGTGTCAAAGGGAAATTCTATGATAGATACATGCCCATCAGAACTGTAAGATGGATTATCGAGGACAAGATAAAACATGAATTCCTGTAAACACAAAATAGTGGAAAAAATGAATCATGTTGCATGGGAAATAGTTTATGAAATTACTTCTGATAGTTTTCGTAATTTGGGTCGACATGATAATCCTAGAGCAAGGGCATTAAATAAAACACGACCACGTCAAATTCAAGATTTAATAAGAATTCTTGCTCCCGCAATAAAGGGTCAACCTGAATGAAATCCCTGGTAAGTATTGTGGAATATGATTCCGGTATATTTAAGAACGTGTCAGAGGCATATTTAGATTGGTATATAGTTGCTAAGAAAATCAAATGGCCACTAAAGGATATTATCGATCCGATAATATTGGAGTTTCATAAATAGTTCAACAAAGGAACTATTATGGCACAAGAATCACTCCTAACATCCATTCCTGATAACGGAAATTTTCTTCAACAGACCAAATATACATTCACGATACCATCGCTATCATTCGCGAAGTATTTCTGCCAGACTGTTCTTATGCCGGGTGTGGCTACAAGTGAAACCATTTTTCCTACACCATTTTCCGACACTTATCGCCATGGTGATAAACTACAATATGATCCTCTGACACTCACATTCCTTGTTGATGAAGATATGAGAACATGGGAAGACACATATATATGGCTGATAACCCTAACCAATCCATTCAAGTTCAAGCAATATTCACAACGCTTTACCGAGAAATATTATGATGGATATCTGGAAATCAAGACAAACTCAAATATACCCAATATTCGAGTAAAGTTTACCAACTGTCATCCGACTCAGTTGGGTGCAATCCAGTTCGATCATACTGTTACGGCCGATATAACACCTGTATGTGATATGACTATTCGATATGATCAAATGATACTGGAACGCCTCTAATACTACTTGACAAGATCAATTATAACGTGTATAATGAATGCTAACCATAGGAATGTTAGTCCGATGAAAGCCGTAAAAATCTTCAATCATGATCATACAGATAAAATATTACAACAAATAACTGCATTCGGTAAAAATAGTGTATGGATAAAAACTCTGAGAGTGTTTTCATGGCCTATGCCTTTTCATCACATAACAACTAGGATTACAAGTGGATTGATGCCGAAAAGTAGGAATGAATTATGAAGCCGCCAGTAACTATTGAACAACTCACAGAGATGTGGAGAGAAGATTCCGTCATGGACGAAACAGAACCAGGACGGGAACTTATGAAGATACCAGTTCTCCATTCGAAATATCTAACCATCATGTCATATCACAACATGGTCGTGAAAAAGATAATGTCGGACTATAATGTCCTCAAGAATGTCCGATATCAATACTATTCAGGTGAACTAAATAACGAAGAAGACCTAGAGAAATACGGCTTTGAGCCGTGGTCAAAAAAAGTTCTCAAACAGGATCGACAACAATACATCGATGCTGATAAAAGTCTTAATGATCTTCTATTGAGAAAGTGCCTTCATGATGAAATCGTTGAATTTTGCCGTTCAGTTCTCCGTGAACTCAACAGTCGCACATATCAACTTCGGGCATTTATTGATTGGGAAAAGTTCACTGGAGGACCCGGTAACGGATGAGTTGTGAGTTAGTTATTACCAATATTGATGAGGTATATGTCCATGTAGAATGTGAAGATGGTATAGCCTATGAACTTCGGGAATATTTTACCTTTGAAGTTCCCGGATTTAGGTTCACGCCCGCATATAAGAATCGCCTTTGGGATGGAAAGATAAGACTTTTCGATCTTAGATCCCATAAAATATATCGCGGCCTTGCAAATGAGATCATGTCATTTTGTAGGCAGCGCGGTTATAAATATGAGTATGTTGACCTTACCGAAGAGTTTTCTTTGGTTGAGGCCAAGGCTTTTATCAAGTCTCTACATATGCCTATTGAACCTAGAGATTATCAAATCTTGGCTTTCGCTCAAGCAATACGCGACAAAAGAAGTCTGTTGGTATCACCGACAGCATCAGGAAAATCACTAATCATCTACCTAATATTGAGATATCTCCATGATAGCCATATTTCGCAGAAGTCTCTTATTATTGTGCCTACTACTAGCTTGGTTAGTCAGCTTGCTGGTGATTTTGCTTCATATGGTTATGACAGTGATTCTAATATCCATACTATTACTGCTGGAAAAGATAAGTCGTCGGATAAGCCCATCACAATCTCGACCTGGCAGTCTCTATACAAAATGGATAAATCATATTTCAGAATGTATGATACCGTAATAGGTGATGAATGCCATCTATTCAAGGCAAATTCACTAAAGGATATCATGACAGGTCTGACAAAGGCCCATCATCGTATTGGTACAACAGGAACACTCGACGGAACGAAAACACATAAACTGGTTCTTGAAGGTCTGTTCGGATCGGTCAATAAGGTCACGACAACGAAAGACCTAATGGATCAGAAGCATGTTGCTGATTTCCGAATCAAATGCCTTGTTCTCAAACATCCTCCCGAAAAGTGTAAAGCCCTTCGTAAGGCCACGTATCAGGAGGAACTCAACTATATAGTAATGAGTGATGCACGGAATAGGTTTATCAAGAACCTCACCCTATCACTCGAAGGCAATACCCTAATCCTATATCAGTTTGTCGAGAAGCATGGCCAGATTCTCCTCAACAGTTTTAAGGACGAATTCGAGGCACGAAAGGTATTCTTTGTTCATGGCGGTGTTTCGGGTGATGATAGAGAAGTCATTCGAGGGATTGTGGAAAAGGAAACGAATGCAATTATTGTTGCATCCTACGGTACATTCTCCACAGGCATCAATATAAAACAACTAAATAACATCATATTCGCTTCGCCGTCCAAATCAAGGATTAGAAATCTACAATCGATTGGTAGAGGTTTGAGAGTATCGGATACCAAAACAGAGGCCGTACTGTTCGATATAGCAGATGATCTTCGGACTGGTAAGAAGGAAAACTACACCCTAAAGCATTTTATGGAAAGATTGCGAATATATAGCGACGAGAAATTCCGCTTCAAGATATACCAAATTCAACTGAAAGGATAAACCATGGATGTAACAGAACCAGAGGTAATGTTCTTTCGTCTTATAACAGGTGAGGACATTATTTCATTATCACAAGAAATACCTAGAAGTGATGAAGGTGATTCACATTTTCTAATGAAGAATCCTATGAAGATCATCTATATGCAGAACCCACTTATTCCTTCTAAAATGGCCATATCACTCATGCAATGGGTATTTGGTCGAATATGTGAGACACAGCAATTTAAGGTATACGAAAATGATATTCTAACCATTTCACAACCAAGCAAATCGCTCATGGAATATTATCATGAGGCAGTAACTGCAATGGAAACAAAGCCAATGTTGGATTTAGAAGAATCGGATACTATGGATGAAGATGATTTGGAAGATGATTCAGAGATGATTAAATCTATTCTGGAACATATTGAACCATCCAAGAAGACAATTCACTAAGTATTCACGCTTCGCGTGAAGTTCATTCGCTTCGCTCATTCACTGTTACTGAAAGTTTTTATTATGTTTGTTATATTATCTAAGGCAGGGCATAGCCTATTATACACTAACTGGCCACTCTGTCAAGCAAAAAATGAAGGAATACTATGCAAAAAACAAAGAAACCTCATTATGTTGACAATAAAAAATTCTATCAGGCAATAGTCGAGTATAAAAAGACTTGTGCTGAGTGTGCAGCCAAAGGAATAGAAGCACCTCGAATGAGTAATTATTTGGGTGAATGTATTACAAAGATTGCCGTGAAGTTATCCCACAAGCCATGCTTCATTAACTATTCCTTTAGAGATGAAATGATTGATGATGGTGTGGAAAACTGCATCATGTATTTTGATAACTTTGATCCAGAAAAGACGGATAATCCATTCGCATATTTTACTCAATTCATCTATTATGCATTCCTTAGACGAATAGCAAAAGAGGAAAGAGTCCGATATACGACCTACAAATACTTCAATGATGTGATCCTTACCAATGTTGGTGCAGACACTCTTGTTGATAGTAATGATAATCACTTGCTTCCTACTCAAATGTATGATAATATAAACCACTTCATGGACAAGTTTGAGACAAAGGAGCAGAATAAGAAAGAAAAGCGCAAGGCAGCTAAAGACCTTGCCAGATTTTATGAGGATGAAAATGAACCAGAACGTACCGTTCCAGGTCGAGTCAGTAATAAAGAGCCTGCTTGATCAAAAGGAAAATATCTATATTCGCTCCAACTATCGACAACGATTGGATGTTATTCGAGAGGAAATATCCAAAGCCATAGAGTTGTATGATAAGGAATTTAATATCGAACAGGCTGTAAATAGGCACAAAAAAAGGCAGGGTTGATAATGGCTAAAATAGCGGTGATTGCTGACACTCACTGGGGAGTCCGAAATGATTCCTCAGTTTTCTATGACTACTTCAAGAGATCGCTAGAAGGATTTTATCAGGAGATTCGAGATCAGAATATCCAGCATATCATTCATGTGGGCGATCTCTTTGATCGGAGAAAATATCTCAACTACCTGACAGCCAA